TATTATATTATATTTCTGTGGTAAACAATATTTTTTACTTGTTAATTCATTTAATTGAAAAAGACTCTGTTAATAGATTCCAATAATTTATTCAAGATTGGTTTCTTTGGTGTAAAGGAGATATATAATGGTGGGGCTAGAGTCGGAGGTATTTATCATTTTATTAATACCATTCGTAAGTTTCTTGAGGAAAATAATTACGATAAGGTAATTGCGGTATGGGATGGTGATGAAAATTCATTTACCAGAAAATCTATTTATCCCAAGTACAAGGAAAACCGAAACCATTTTGTCAACTCAAATGATATTGAATCCACATCGTATCAAGTTGGTAGGATTAAGCAATATTTGGAGGAGGTTTTTGTTAGACAAATTGAAGTTTCTCATAATGAGTGTGATGATTTAATTTCGTATTATTGTAGTGTTGCTTCGGACGAGGACATTACTATTTTTTCATCTGATAAGGATTTTACTCAACTAATCTCGGATAGGGTTAGGATTTATTCACCTGTATCTAAAAGATATTACAACAATGGGGACATGATTACGATTAATAAGGTTGAAATACCGCATTATAATGTTTTGCTTTGTAAGGTATTCACTGGAGATAAATCGGACAATATTGATGGTATTGAGGGTCTTGGGGAGAAAACATTTATGAAGTTATTTCCTATTTTGCGGGAAAAACCATGCACTATCGAAGAATTGATTAATATTGCACGAGAAAACCGGCAAAAGAATAAAATAAAGAGTTTATCAAATATTTTGGAGGGTAAAACAAAAAGCGGCATATTGGGTGAGGATTTTTATAATGTGAACAAAAAAATTGTTGACTTATCTGAGCCATTAATTACTGAGGACGGAAAGGCATTGGTTGAGCAAATTGTAAATGATTCAATCGACCCAACAGATAGGGGATATAAAAATTTAATGAGAATGATGATTGAAGATGGATTATTTATGTATCTTCCAAAAGACGATAACGCTTGGGTTAACTTCCTAAGACCATTTATGAAATTAATAAGAAAAGAAAAAAGAAACGCAAACAAAATTTAATTATTATGAGAGAAATTGACAGCACAAAGATGGAATTCCTTTTGACTCTTAACGACAACATAGTTGTTCAAAGGTTTTTTAATGTTAGAGGTTATAACCCAAAGGCCAAAAATTCTTTGGAGTTTTATGAATATTTCAAAACTTTGAGTGAGGACTTGCAGTATTTTTTAAAGATGAAAACTGTTATCTATATGGTGGATAATAGAGATATTATTGAGAATGATCCTGGTGTTATGAATACATCGTTCACAGAAGGTCCTGAGGTATTTAACCTTATAATTAAAGTTAATGATCAAACAATTTCTCATAGAATTTTTGACGGGAAATTATATCCACCCAAAGTTCGTTATACCGTTGATGTTAGATTATTTTTGAAGGAAATGTTAAGAGATCTAACCGAAATATTTTCAAGCAAGGATTTAACATACAAGTATTTGGGACTTGATTTGGTTAAGTAATTTTTGGGTTTGTGTGGTTGGATTTTTTTGGGGGTATTAAATAAACGAAAATGAATAAAAATTTTGACTATTTAGGTAGTACATTTCAGATACAGTTATTGAACCAAATTATTGAAAATAAGGAATTTGCGTCATCTATTATTGATGTAATAAATAGTTCATATTTTGAGAATAAGTACTTTAAGATCATTTTGCAAATGGTTAAAGAGTATTATGGTAAATATGAATCTTGTCCAAGTTTTGATACACTTGAACAAATTGTTAAATCTGAGATATCACAAGAATTGGTCGCTAAAATTGTTTTGGATACTTTAAAACAAGTTAAATCTGCTCCGTTTGATGGGGTTGATTTTGTCCAAGAAAAGGCGTTAAAGTTCTGTAAACAACAAGAACTACAAAAGGCAATGGATAAAGCTCAGAAAATAATCACAGAAGGTGATTTTGAATCTTATGATAAAGTTGAAGGACTTGTAAGAGATGCACTTCAAGTTGGTACTGTTGAAAAAAATTTAACGGATATCTTCACAGGATTAAATACCGTATTAGAAGAGGATTATAGACACCCTATACCTATGGGGATATCAGGTATTGATAGATTACTTAAAGGAGGACTAGCTAAGGGTGAAATTGGGGTTATACTTGCTCCTACAGGGGTCGGCAAGACTACCATATTAACCAAAATTGCAAATACCGCTTTTAATATGGGATATAATGTTCTTCAAATATTTTTTGAGGATAACCCTAAGATTATTCAAAGAAAACACTTTACGATATGGACGGGAATTGCTCCTGATGATTTGTCTAAGCATAAGGAAGAAGTTATTAGTAAAGTTAGTGAGATTCAAGAAAAAATGAAAAATAAGCTGGTTTTAAAAAAATTGGCATCAGATAGTTTGACAATGGGTCAAATTAAAAATCAGGTAAGGAAATTAATTGCTGACGGTACAAAAATTGATCTGATTATGTTGGATTATATTGATTGTGTCTTACCTGAGTCAACATCAAAAGATGAGTGGAAGGCTGAGGGATCTGTTATGAGAGGGTTTGAGTCAATGTGTCATGAACTTAATCTTGTGGGGTGGACCGCTACTCAAGGCAATAGAAGCTCAATTTCGGCGGAAGTTGTGACTACCGATCAAATGGGTGGGTCTATTAAGAAAGCTCAAGTAGGGCACGTAATCATAACAGTGGCAAAAACGCTACAACAAAAAGAGATGAACTTGGCAACAATTGCGATAACAAAATCACGTCTTGGTAAAGACGGTGTTGTTTTTGAAAATTGTAAATTCAATAACGAACTTCTTGAAATAGATACCGAATCATCTGTAACATTTTTAGGGTTTGAGGAGAAACAAGAAGAGAAGAAAAAAGATAGGGTTAAAGAATTGATGGAAAAGAGGAAAAAGAGAGAAGAGAACAATTCCGGACTAAATATCTAATTTTTTGTCAAAAAAACTTATTTTTTTACCTAAAAAATTAAAATTTTTCCTTAAAAAAAAATATTTATAAAAAAACAAATAAATTAAATGGAATTAAGTAATGAGATTTTATCGGATGTGACGGTGCATATGAAATATGCAAAGTACATTCCTGAATTAAAAAGAAGAGAGACATGGGAAGAGTTGGTGACAAGAAACATGGAGATGCACATTAAAAAGTTTCCTAGTTTAGAACAAGAAATAAAGGATAACTATAAATTTGTGTATGATAAAATGGTCTTACCATCAATGAGATCACTCCAATTTGGTGGAAAACCAATTGAAATATCACCAAATAGAATTTATAACTGTTGTTTTGCACCAATTGATGACTGGAGAGTATTCTCAGAGATTATGTTTTTGTTATTAGGTGGTACGGGTGTTGGGTACTCAGTACAATACCATCACGTTGAGGTTCTTCCTGAAATTAGAAAACCAAGTAAAGATAGAAAAAGAAGATGGTTGGTATCTGATTCAATTGAAGGATGGGCTGATGCGGTTAATATATTGATTAAATCGTATTTCTTTGGTGGATCACAAATTGAGTTTGATTTTAGTGATATTAGACCAAAAGGTTCAAGATTGATTACATCAGGAGGAAAGGCTCCTGGACCTCAACCTTTAAAAGAATGTTTAATTAAGGTTGAAGGTGTATTGGACACAAAAAATGATGGTGAAAAATTAAAACCAATTGAGGTTCACGACATAGTTTGTCATATTGCTGATGCAGTTCTTGCTGGTGGAATACGTAGAGCTGCACTTATATCTTTGTTCTCAGCAAATGACGAAGAAATGATTGGATGTAAGAGTGGGGATTGGTGGGAAAAAAATCCACAAAGAGGTAGGTCAAATAACTCTGCTGTTCTAATGAGACATAAGCTTACCAAAAACTACTTTATTAAGTTGTGGAAGAGGATTGAGGCTAGTGGATCAGGTGAACCTGGAATTTATTTGAGTAACGACAAAGATTGGGGCACGAATCCATGCTGTTTTATTGGAAGTACATTGGTTGCAACTGCGGACGGACGTAATGCTGTGAGTATAAAACAATTATGTGATGAAAATTATAGAGGTCCTGTATATTCTGTACAAGCTCAAACAGGACAAGTAATAACTTCGCATTGTTCAAATGTTTGGAAAAGTAGAGAGAACGCTGAACTTGTTAAGGTAACTCTTGATGATAATAGTAGTTTTATATGTACTCCTGATCATAGAATAATGATTAGAAATGGACAATATGTTCAGGCACAACATCTTGTTGAAGGAACATCTTTGATGCCTTTTAATTCTTACAAGAGAAGTGATAGGAATTATAGAATGATTCAGTCTAATACTGGTAGAGATATTGCGCAATATGCTCATGTTGCTCAGTATTATGATATTATCAAAGAAGGTTATAATCCTCAACACATACATCATAAAGATGGGAATGGATTAAATGATTTACCTGAGAATTTGGAGGCGGTAGATGCAGTTGAACATAATAGACAGCATATGTTAGGAGAAATGAACGCTTTTCATAAAATGTATAGCGAGTCGTATCAAAGTTGGGTTAAAAAACAATCTAGTAGACAACAAGGTGTAAACAACACTAACAGTAATGGTCTTTCTACCGAAGATATGATTGATAAATGTTATGAAAAAACTGTTCAAAAAAGAAGTAAATTATCTCATAAAGAAGTATTGGATGTCTGTGGTGTTAAATTTCTTTCTAAAGGAAGGTTGAAAGAAATGAATGCTGAAACTGTTGGAGAATTTGCTGAAAAATTGTCAGAATTGGCAAATCATAAGGTTGTTTCTGTTGAATTTCTTTCTGAGAGAGAAGATGTTTATGATATGACGGTTGAAAATACACACAATTTTGCAATCATTACTTCGTATAAAGATGATAATTTTATAAATTCTTCAGGCGTATTTGTTCATAATTGTGAAATCGCTTTAAGACCTTATCAATTCTGTAATCTAACTGAAATAAATGTATCTAATGTTGAATCTCAAGAAGATTATGAGAATAGGGTTAGAGCGGCATCTTTCATTGGAACATTACAGGCGGGATATACTGATTTCCATTATTTGAGACCAATTTGGAAAAGAACAACCGAAAAAGATGCTTTGATTGGTATATCTATGACAGGTATTGGGTCAGGTAAAGTTTTGGGATTAAATATGGTTGCAGCTGCTAAGGTTGTTAAACAAGAAAACAAAAGAGTTGCTCAGTTAATCGGTATAAATAAAGCGGCAAGAACGACTACTGTAAAACCTGCTGGTACAACATCTTTAACGTTAGGAACATCTTCGGGTATTCACGCATGGCATAACGATTATT